TATGGCAGCCGTTGTCTTTCCACATCCGGCGTCACCGACTACCCAAGTGACGTTACGGTACATTTGGGCGTCGCTCATGGCGAAAGTGAGACGGGTAAAGGTATCGCTTTCGTGCAGCGTCCAGTTTTCAAGGCTATAGCCTATTTGCGTAGCGATACGGATAAACATGTCATCGCTGATATTGGTATACTTGCCATTGGTGATTTGCGAAACGGTGGCGGCACTCACACCGTTAAGACTCTCACTGGCACGGTTCTGGGAAGGATAGTTGCTGCAATATTCCGACAGAGCTTCGCGGATAGCGTCCTTCTCCTGTTTGGTAAGTTCTTTCATTGTCTGATTGGTATTTGATTGATTATTGAATACTGATTTAAAAGTCTTTGTACATATCCGCCCAAGTGAAACCGGACGTTTCTTTGGTAAATTCCCCGACAGACGCGACGCCTCTTTCTTCTTCATCATCCGGTTCGTAGGTTCCCGGTCCGGTGCCTGGCAGATAGTCTACCGGAGCTCTCAACTTGCCATCGGCATATTCTTCACGGTAATCGTCCATTGAATCTTTTGACACTCCTACCGGACGGGGAATAATCAGTCTGGTGTAGGCTTCGCTCATGCTCTCTTCCAACAACAGTTCTTCCGAAGCAATGTGATGGGCAACGCGGGCACGTTCGTTTTCCCGCAGTTGGGTAAACAGGAAGTTGTTATCTTTTTCATCCCGTTCGGCAGTGGCACGGTGAATCTTGACTTTCGGAGTAGCGTCGGTTTCGTAAACCAGTCCGGTAGCGGTAGTCCGCCATAGTTCGATGACCGTCATGTCTTTCGGATCGTAACGGTAACGGAAACTTTCGCCTACATTCTGCATGTGGAAGTTAAGGTCTACCTGTCCGCTTTCGTCATACACCTGGTAGCGATATTCTTTTTTATCTATTTCAAAGCAATAGCCGTCCTTTCCGTATTTCACACTAGTGGTGGAGAATATCTTGAAGAGGTCCGCCACTTCATAGTCTTCCAGTGGTTCCGCATTCGGACTGTTGAGGGAAGTATACATTTCCATGCGGGTCATTCCGGTTTCGGAAGTCGGATGATCCATGGTGTTCCACTCATTGCGGCAGGCTATATATTGTTCTTTCACCTCTTCCAGTGTCGGCAGACGTTCGATATTTACCATGATAAGGTCCACATTGACATGGCTGTTTTCCTTGACGGCCGTAACGTTCTGCCCTGTAAAGTTGTATAGCTTATGAAGTACCTGCTGCTGGAAGCGTCCGAAAGCGCTTTCAATACTTTTCGATTGTCCGTTGTGCGGCATGGTGGTCTTATGCAGGTGGCATATCTTCTTGAAGAATGTCTGGGCACCTTTAGTCTTATGTCCTCCCTGGTTATCCGTCACTATCTCGTATGGCTTGACTTTCCATGTTTCCAGAGCCATGCGGTAGGCGTCATATTGGGTCAGGAAGTTCTCCTGTCCGAATGAATACCCCAAAAACACTTCGGTACAGGCATCCATCACTTCGTATACGTCAATAGTACGGGCTACCATGCGTTTCTGTTTCTTGTCATAGTCCTTGTAGTAAAGATTAAGCTTGGTTCCGTCACCATACCAAAGCGTGTTCGGCATTTCCGGCAACTGGGTGTCAAATAACGGCATGAACTCGTTTTTGAAAGCCACTTCACCATAAACAGAAGCGTACCACCACAGTTTGACGGCGGTCTTATAGAGATAATTCGTCACGGTATTGGGTGATTCAATGCGTTTTAACCCCTTTTCCTCGGCTATCCGGTTATACTCCTCGAATATCTGCATATCAGTATATACAGGGAATTTACTACGTTTGAGTCTTAACAGAAGGCGTCCTTCCTTGGGACCGACCTTACGGGCTACCTGATTGCCTATATTCCCATTAATAAGGGCTACATAACTGCGTTTTTTGTAATCATTGTATTTTTCTATCAGGCGGGCCGCACTTTTCGGAAGAGTGTGTCCGTACCGTTCACGCAAGCTCTCGCAGAGAGCGATAATCGTATCGCGAACCAGCGGCTTATGTTGGTAGCCACTTTGGTTGTGTATACCTTTCAAGTCCATTTCCTTAGCCACCATGGCATTAAGGACCTTGACGTTCAGCATGTATTCCGTCTGCCGTTCGATCGTTATTTTCGGGGTATATGTCCGGAAGAAATTGGCGGCTTTTTCATCACCTTTCAATCGTTCATTCATGGGAACTATCTGTTTTTTGAGTTGTTTCTTGGCGTCAGGATATTTTGCGTCATAATTCGCACGTATGGTTTCAGGCATACTTTCGTATACAATCCGCACCTTACGCCCGTTGCCGCCTTTTTGCAAGAGAACAAACTTTTTCTCACGAACATGTTTTTTATAATTGGACTTACTCATAATCCCGCTTCCCACAAGTTCGTCATACGTAACACAAAGTGTTTTACCAAACATTTCCATAATCAGAAACCTTTATATTTTAAATTAGCGCAAGCGTCCGGCACCGACCCGAACCCGTAAGCCACCCGTGAAAGCTCTTATCTTGCATGTCAAAAAACACTATCCCTATTCCTCACGAACCAGAATAGTTTGCTACCTTTGTAGCTATCAACTTAAAATAAACTAACATGAATAACTTCTTAAAAAAACAGCAAGAAGAGTATAGTAAACTCACTTGTCCTATTTGTGGCTGTAAGCCCAAGTTAACTCCAAACGGTTCGGAATCTTGCGCTCATGAAGAATTAGAACGCTTAATGGATGAAGTAGATAATCGGTTGCTCAAAGAAGAACGAGAATCTGAACCACATCGTATTAAACCATTTGCCAAGAAAGGTTAGTAGTAATGAGTTTTCCCAACTCCAATTCCAAGAACAGAGAATGAGGTGAATTCTGTATCATCTGGGAACTTGTCGAATTCTTCTTGCAATATTTTGATAAGTTCCCATTTACTTCTAGGTCTCTCTAATTTAAAATCGAAAGCCTTTTTTTCTGTAATCTTACTTCTTTGAAGTTTTATCTTGCTGACATCGATACCTGATATTGCAACTGGACCACAGCCTGTTTTTACTTCAGTAGATGGTTCTGATAGTTCTTGAAGAATAGATAGAACCTCTTTTCGTATGATTTCAGATTGATCCTGTATTGGGCTAATCGAAGTACGGAGCTTTATTTCTCTAAGATCATCATGAAATAAAAACTTTTCGTTGTCTGATATAACTTTTATATTAGCATTTTCCATTGGCTGAATCTCCAAATTACCACCTGTTTTTTTGTATACAGACAGCATCTTTGGTAGCGCATCGGCATGGATCGTAAATTGATACTTCATCACTCAGCCCCCCTTTCTTCCTCTTCCAAAGCCCTTCCCAACAACATAGCTACCGAAAGAACCAGCAACACACCAGCCGTACAGGCATCCTTTATTGAAACGCCAAGCCCGTCAACCAAATTGAGAGCCACAATAAACGCAGCCGCAGCAGCCACATTCTGAATCCATCTAATTATTTTCATAACTTAATTTATTTAATAGTTACTTATCCAGTTTATCCAATGTATTAGCATGAACCGCTTCTTTAAGCGTCTTCGCATCTTTCAACACACCACCCATTTCCAAAGCAGCTTTCCGCAACATATTAGCAATATTGCTTTTCGTTTTAAACTTCAAAGCATCCCTGACAGTCACCTCGCTAACGCCAAATTTCTCTGCCAGTTCCCGCTTAGCTCCATAATCCATTAAAATCTTTGCCATATCCTATTATTGATTAATTAATTTCTTTTCGTATATTAGCACCCATCTTTCGCTTTGGAAAGATACTGCAAATATAAACAAGTTTATAATAACGGCAAAATAAAATATAAACTTTTAATCGTTTACACCTAAATAAGTTTAGTATGACTGTACATGATCGTGTGAAATTGGTGGTCAAATGGCTAATAGGCACAGGAGTTGCTAAAAATCAAGAGAGCATAGGAAGGCTGTTAGGATATTCTAATAAGTCTTCATTCTCACAAATACTTAATAATAAGGTACCACTACCCAATGACTTCATAGACAGATTATGTATATTAAATAGAAATATAAACAAAGTTTGGATTGAAGAAGAAATAGGGAATATGATAGCTGATATATCTACCCCAATTTCTCCAATTAACGAAAATATATTTGTACCATCTACTGTATCTAATCAATCCGATACCATTGCTCTACGCTTAATGGATAAGCTCGATGAAAAAGATAATATAATAAGCGAGAAAGAGGCCAAAATAGAAAAACTTCTAAAAGAAAACGGTCGTCTTGAAGAACGTATCCGCCAATTAGAATCTCAGGATAAGGAGTCTGAACAACACTCAAAAACAGATAATATCACCGAAGCTTTTACCTCAGAATCATCTGGCGACTATGGAGAAGACTCCTTACCCACGAAGCAGCCCACCACCTCAAAGAGATCATCGGTTGGGAAAACATAATCATTTTGTTATTAAAGCTCATTGCTTCATGAAAACAGAAGATGAAGTTATAGAGGTTAACTACACAATATTGCTATTATATATAAACTTAAAACAACAAAACATGGAAACAAGAGAAATTATTTACAGCTATGTCAATCTGATCACTTCTGGTAGCAGCTATAACTGCGACTCCCCATTAGCTCAAGAAGTTAAAAAGACCATAAAGGAGAATAAAGATTTAAGCGATGTAGATTTATAAAAAAAGATAGATGAAGAATTCGGTCCACTAATCGAATTAAATGCTAAGTATGCGCATATTGAAAAAATAAATAACATCAAGAGATGGACGATGTTTATTGGATTTGCTTTTATTATAGGATTTGTTGCTGCATTTATCGGGGCTATAATATTAACATCAAATGTTTTTAAGTAAACAAGCACATGCAAGGTAAATATTAGTATCATGGAATTAAAAGATTTTGTAAAAGAGACACTATTACAAATTACTCAAGGAATAAAGGAAGCTCAAGAAGCTACTGAAGAATATGGCAGTGTCATTAATCCCAGTTCATATAATTCAGGAGAGAACTATAATCATGCCACTATTAAAAACAAGAAATATCCTATACAGGATGTCGAATTTGAAGTTGCCCTCACTGCTTCTACAGAAGAAGGTAACAAATCAGGAATAGGTGTAGCATTTGGTGCTTTTGCTATTGGTGGAAATAAAAATTCAGGAGAAAAAAATGTTTCAGTAACTAATATCAAATTTACTATACCAGCAGTATTTCCAACTGTTGATAGCGAAAATAAGCCCGTATATCCTACAGTTTTGAAAAATCCTCGTCAGAATCGCATGTAATATACATGAATATATCATAAGCAATAAGCACGGTGCTTTCAACACAAGGTCGATGATTAGGATTGTTAAGGAGTCGATTTATAATTTTCTTTTTCAATCGTCTATCTCTCCACCTCTTTATTGAATTTAAAAATCTGCGATACATACTCATTTCTTTAAATAAATCTCCTGGCAGAATTACCAGGAGATTCTCTTATCCAACAATCATTTTACCAACACTCCTTGTACTTCGGAGCAACCAATCCATATCAAAAGCTTGTGGCGTAAACAAGACTCGAACTTGTGACCTCATGGGTATGAACCATGTGAGCTACCAACTGCTCCATTACGCAATATAAAGCAAGCGCACACGCTTTTATGCGCTAAATATACATCTAACTGCGAAATACATCACTACAAATCAAGCACTTACAATAGATTTGCATTTGAATATCCTTTGAAATATAGCGTAATATCCCCCTGTGAATCCGTATTAAAACAGCAAAAAACACATAAATGCAAGAAACATCACTATAAAAATCGACTCTTTTAAGCATATAAAAAGTATCCCCAACTTTCTAATATATAAAATATACGGACAAATAAGTATCCCCAACTCGGTATCCCCAACAGTATCCCCAACTCCATTTTTAACAATTCAGAGAAAGCTATAATTTCCCATTGAAACACATTATTTACGGCTTCTGAATTCTCGTTCAAACAGTTTCTCAAATACTCATAAAATAAGAAGCTATTCCAGTTACTATTTACTGAAATAGGCTATATATAAGGATTCTCACCCTTTAGATGGTGGTTTATGGCCTAATTACATCGGTCGATTAACCTAAAGTTAACCTCTTGTTGTATTTTAGCCGTTTGAATGGTAGTGTAATGTAAGCTAAATGTTACTTGTTGTAACGCATCGTTTTGTTTTTGTCATTCCATAAATTCAGCCCCAAGTTCCCTATTCATCGGCAATACGATAAGTTTTTGCGGCCGTCGTAGTTTACACATATCGTTCTGTGCCCCCTAATTCCATTCCTTAGTTTGATTCATTAATATGATACTTGTATGAGAATGATACGTAGAATCTTCACTTTACTGAAAAGGATTTTTCTTTTTCATTTCTCATATTCTCATAACATACACAATAATCAGCTGTGAATCAAACAGATAACACCATGAGAAATAAAATACAAAAGGGCATTTCTCATAGCTTTTCCGTGATTTAGTCCGTAAAATC